ATAATTGTGTATCTAAGAAGCCTGACCCCACTTCTTAGTAAAGACTAAGATGTACACCTTGGAAAGGGAACATAGAAGTTAAATACACTATTAAAAGTAATATTATAAGTATTATTAATATATAAATACTTTATAAGTTATTATTAATAATATTACTTAAATAAGTTACTTATAATGTTATGTCTATAATAACATTTATGTTATATGTCTTAGTACTCTATAGTACTACACTTAAAAGTCTCCCGATAGAGGATAAAGACGAGATGACAAAACCAACAGGTAATAAAGTAGGTCGTACATCAAAGAGGGACTTAAAGGCTATCACTGAGAAACGTGGTGTCGGTAGACCTAAGGGTGATGCAGCTATTATCAATGAGTATAAGCTTAGAATGCTTAACTCTCCTAAGAGTGCTAAGGTACTAGAAGCTATTTACGATGCAGCTTTGAATGATGAGCATAAGAACCAAGCTGCAGCATGGAAGTTAATTGTCGATAGGATTGTTCCTGTCTCAGTGTTTGAGGCTCAGAAGGCTGGTAACAGTATGCCTCAGATTAGTATCAATATCAGTTCACTAGGACAGCCTAAGATTGAAGCAGTTGAGGACATTACAGATATAGACACCCAGTAATGGGCTTGAAACACGTTGACAGGTGCGTGTGTCTAAACACCTGTTACCTTTTCAAGAGGAATTACAAAATGAAAGTAAAAAGAAGACAGGCTTTAAAAGCAGGTGATACGTATTATTTTACAGGAAAGCAGTGTGTAAAAGGACATGTAGCTCCGAGAAGAGCAATAAATGGTTGTTGTACAGAATGTGAAAAAGAAAAGAATAATAGTCAAGAACGTAAGAAATATATGTCTGACTATGCTAAGGTAAAAAGAAATAAAATAAGAGAAATAGCTTCTAGGTGGCAAGCAAACAATAAAGGTAAAGTTAACGCAAACACAGCTTTAAGACATGCTGCAAAGATGCAAAGGACACCTAAATGGTTGTCTAAAGAACATAAGTTGCATATTCGTTGTCTTTATCAGCTAGCTGCTATGCGGACTAAAGAATCAGGCTTGGAATGGCATGTTGATCATGTTATTCCATTACAGGGTGATACTGTAAACGGTTTACATGTTCCTTGGAATTTAAGAGTCATACCAGCTTTGGATAATATGGCAAAAGGAAACAGATACAATGGCTAATTTAGACTGGACATTACTGCCGTGGCAGGTTGAGGTATGGCAGGCTCCACAACGTTTTAAAGTTATTGTAGCAGGACGAAGGACAGGTAAGTCTAATCTTTCTATTAAAAAGATTATTGCAGCAGGTTTAGAGGCTCCTAAAGGTTCTGCAGTTTTGTATGTAGGCCCTACGCAGGCTCAGACAAGACAGATTGCTTGGGATGCTATTCTGGATCAAGGCCGTGAAGTAATTAAATCAGCACATGTTAACTCAATGGATATTACATTAGTAAACGGTGTCAAGATACATTTAAGATCTGCCGAGAATCCTGACACATTGCGTGGTTTAAAGCTTCATTTTGTAGTTATTGATGAAGCAGCTTTTATTAAAGACAATAAGATATGGGCTGAAAGTATTCGACCTGCCTTGTCTGACTTAAAAGGTGATGCTTGGTTTATTAGTTCTCCTGCAGGGCGTAACTGGCTATATGATCTTTATAAGTATGCAGAAGATAGTGGAGATCCTGACTGGGGTGCTTGGCATAAGACTACTTTTGACAATCCTACAATTGATCCAAAAGAGATTGAATCAGCTAAAAGAACATTAAGTACTTTTGCCTTTAAAGCTGAATTCTTAGCTTCTTTTGATACAGCAGGTGCTGATGTCTTCAAAGAGGAATGGTTTAAGTTAGCTAAGGAACCTCAGTACGGTAGTTACATTGTAGCCATTGACTTAGCAGGTTTTGAAGAGGTTGGTAAGAATGCTGGTGCATCTAAGAAGAGACTAGATGAGACAGCCATTGCCATTGTTAAGTTAAAAGATAATGGTGACTGGTGGGTAGATAAGATACAGCATGGTAGATGGGACATCAGAGAGACTGCTGTGAACATCTTGAAGGTTGTACGTGACTATCAACCAACAGCTGTAGGTATTGAGCGAGGAGCATTGAAGAATGCTGTGTTGCCATACTTGAATGACTTGATGAGAAAGAATAACATCTATGCTCACATTCAAGACTTAACCCACGGTAACAAGAAGAAGACTGACAGGGTTGTCTGGAGCTTACAAGGTCGGATGGAACATGGAAGGATTACCTTCAATGAAGATGAAGACTGGAGTGAGTTTAGAGATCAATTGATTATGTTTCCCACAGCTGGTGTACATGATGACTTGGTAGATGCTCTGAGTTACGTAGATCAACTTGCTATAGCTAACTATAACGTTGACTACGAAGAAGAAGAGTGGGAAGTTTTCGATAAGATATCAGGGTATTAACCTAAGGAATGAACAATATGGAAGAGATTGGTAAAGAGAGTCCTTTCGAGGAACCTACAGAAGCTGAGAAGGAATTAACCTCTTGGATTGTAGACCACACAGATCGCTGGCGTGATCATCGTGATGCTAACTACATGGATGCTTGGGAGGAGTACGAGCGTATCTTCCGTGGTCAGTGGGCTGCTGAGGATAAGCAACGTGACTCAGAGCGTAGTCGTATCATCTCTCCAGCTTCTCAGCAAGCTGTGGAGACTCGTCACGCTGAAATCATGGAAGCTATCTTTGGTCAAGGTGAATTCTTTGACATTACAGATGACGTTAAAGATGTAGACGGTAATCCTTTGGATGTTGAACAGATCAAGGTTCAGCTCCATGAGGACTTTAAACGAGACAAGATTAAAAAATCCATTGACCAGATTGAGTTGATGGCTGAGATTTATGGTACTGGCATTGGTGAGATCATTGTCAAGACTGAGAAAGAGTACATCCCAGCAACTCAGGCGATCCCGGGTGTGGCTGGAACGGCTGCTATCGGTGTGCAAGAGAAGGATCGTGTCGCAGTTAAGATCAAGCCTATCAATCCTAAGAACTTCCTTATTGATCCTAATGCTGATTCCGTTGATGATGCTTTGGGCGTTGCTATCGAGAAGTACGTTTCCATTCATAAGGTGGTGGCAGGTATTGAAAGTGGGATTTACAAGAAGGTAGACATCACACCTCAGTTTGATGATGCTAAGCTAGAACCCACTCAAGATGATCGTAACTTTGAAGATGACAAGGTTAAGCTCTTGACTTACTACGGTCTTGTACCTAAAGAGTACCTGACTGAGGGTGAAGAGAAAGAGTATGAAGAGCTATTCCCTGAGGGTTCAGTAGCTGATGAGCACTGTAATCTTGTAGAAGCCATTGTCGTTATTGCCAATGACTCAGTTCTCTTGAAGGCTGAAGCTAATCCTTACATGATGAAGGATCGTCCAGTCATTGCATACCAAGACGATACAGTTCCCGGACGCTTCTGGGGTCGGGGTACGATGGAAAAGGCCTACAATATGCAGAAAGCTATTGATGGTCAGCTTCGTGCTCAGATGGATTCAATGGCTTTGACAACTGCACCTATGATTGCAATGGATGCAACTCGTCTTCCTCGTGGTGCTAAGTTCGAGATTAAGCCCGGTAAAGCTATCTTGACCAATGGTTCACCTTCTGAGATCTTGTATCCGTTTAAGTTCGGTCAGACTGATGGCAATGCAGCTGTTGCAGCGCAGAACTTTGAGCGTATGCTCCTCCAAGCTACAGGTACAGTTGACAGCGCAGGTATGCCCTCCAATGTACCACGTGATGCAGGTGCAGGTGGTATGTCAATGGCTATGGCAGGTATCATCAAGAAGTACAAACGTACACTGAGTAACTTCCAAGAAGACTTCATGATCCCGTTCATTAACAAAGCTGCATTCCGTTATATGCAGTTTGACAGTGAGCGTTATCCATCAGTTGACATGACATTCGTACCAACAGCTACTTTAGGTATCTTGGCACGTGAGTTTGAGCAACAACAGATGATTGGACTGTTGCAGACACTTGGCCCTAACACGCCAGTACTGCCATTGATCCTCAAAGGCATCTTGCAGAACAGCTCATTGTCTAACCGTGGTGAGTTGATGCAAGCTTTACAGCAGATGTCTCAGCCTAATCCTGAAGCTCAACAGGCTGCACAGGCTCAACAGATGGCTCAGATGCAACTTGCACAGGCTCAAGTGGCAGATTTGCAGTCTAAAGCTCAGAAACAGCAAGCTGAAGCTCAGAAAGCTGCTATTGAAGCCCAATTGTTGCCTGAAGAGTACCGTGCTAAGGTTATTCAAGCGGCAGCTACGAACATCGACAAGAGCAGTGACTTCGATAAACGCTTGAAATTGGCTGACATGATGCTTAAAGAGAAGCAAGTTAACCTGAAAGCTGCAGATATTGCCAGCAACGAACGTATTGCAAGCCTTCAGATGATGACTAAGAAGAATAAGAACGCATAAAGTCAGCAATTAGTTGATGTTCTTGGGAAGTTCCATCGTTTTTAATGCGATTAGCTCTCCAAGACATCACAATAACATTACCTTTAACGTAACCTTTGGTTGGATCTATACGGTCAAAAGATACTGAGCTTTCTAAACGTCCTTTACCTTCTGTAAAGTAGTCCAGTTCAATACCTAAGACAGGACAATGTGACGGAAACTCTAAATCTCCAAACTCAATAGTCCATTCCCAGCCGTGGTTATTCTTTTTCTTAGTTGTAAACTTCTCTTTCATTGATTGAAAGATTAAAGACTTGGTAAATTCAGGATCATTCCATCTAGATCCGTTTTTAGCAAACATTTTATCAGTATATTCTTTAGTTTTACGTGCTCTTTTGATGGAAAAAGCATCAATACCTTGTTTTTGAGCTATTTGTTTAATACGTTGTTTACTAAGTTTACCGTTTAATTTATTAGCTATTTCAGTATATCCGATACCTTCTTTTAACCATTGAATCAATAGTTCACGCTCTTGTTCATTAATTTTACACTTAAAAGTCATAGTAATCCTTTTTATTTAAAGTTAAAACAATATTGTACCACATATTAGTAGTGCAAGTCAAGTATTTATATGCTAAAATAATACTATTGTGTAAGTATTTAAAGGAAGGATAAGCCAAATGGCCCCTGAATTGCAACAATATTACGAAGAAACCTTTAATACCATGAGTACTAAGGGTTGGAGCTTCTTAATTGAAGACTTTGAGAAGATTAAAGCTAGTTTAAACGACATATCAACTGTAACGGACACACAAACACTTTATTTCCGTAAGGGTCAGTTGGATATTCTTGAATTAGTTTTAGGGCGTAAGGCTACGTGTGAGAAGGTTTATGAGGAGTTACAGAATGAGTAAACGTCTGTACGACTTCATATGTCCTAATGAGCACGTAACTGAATCGCTAGTTGATAGTGATCATACGACTGCTAAATGCAAAGTATGTAGTAAGGACGCTATCAGGGTTGTATCCTCCCCAAGGATAAAGCTGGATGGTTGCTCAGGCGATTTCCCTTCAGCTTCCGACAGGTGGGTACAGGTACGGGCTGAAAAGCTCAAACAAGAAAAGAAACAGAACGCATCCCACGTGGGTGACTAACTCTGATTTCATTTATAAAACTCCTAGAACCCGATACAGGGCAGGATGAAAGGTAGGTATGGCTCTCATTGATGATGAAGAACTGGGTAAGAGTGAATTTGACGCAGTAGAAGAACAGCAACAACAACAGCAAGCTCAACAGGCTACAGCTGAAGAACCGAAAGATGTTCCTAAGATTCCCGATAAGTATAAGGGTAAAAGTCTAGAGGATATCGTGACAATGCACCAAGAGGCTGAAAAGCTCATTGGACGGCAGGCTCAAGAAGTAGGTGAAGTTCGACGATTGGCTGATGAACTCATTAAACAGCAACTCTCCAACAAGCAAACGACACAGCCTCCAGTAGTAGAAAATGAGATAGACTTCTTTGAAGATCCTAAGTTAGCAATTCAGAAGGCGGTAGCGAATCATCCGGATGTATTAGCAGCTAAACAAGCTTCAGCACAGTTAAAGCAGATTCAGACACAAGCAATGCTCAATAAGAAGCATCCTGACTTTGCAGATATTGTGCGTGACGGTGAGTTTATTGAATGGATTAAATCCTCTCCCATGAGGCTTAACATCTATGCAATGGCTGATGCAAACTATGACTTTAATGCTGCAGATGAGTTGATTTCAACATTCAAACAGATCCGAACAGCTAAGACACAACAAACAACTGATGCTGGTAACGCTGTACGCAAGCAAAACTTGACAGCAGCGGCTGTGGATGTTGGAGGTACTGGGGAATCATCTAAGAAAGTTTATCGTCGTGCCGACCTTATCCGGCTACGTATGACAGATCCCGCACGCTATGAAGCACTTGAGCCAGAGATTCGAGCTGCTTATGCTGAGGGAAGGGTAAAATAAACTTATATAAACTTTAGGAGAATTATAAATGCCATTAGGTACAGCTCACGTAACAGTCACCACAGGTGCAACGTTCATTCCAGATATTTGGAGTGATGAAATTGTAGCAACATACAAGAAGAACTTGGTGTTGGCTAACTTGGTTAAGAAGATGAACTTCAAGGGTAAGAAAGGTGACACAGTTCACATTCCAGCACCCACACGAGGCAATGCTTCAGCTAAGGCGGCTTCCACACAGGTTACATTGATTGCCGCTACAGAATCTGAAGTGGTTGTGACAATTGACCAACATTATGAGTACTCACGTTTGATTGAGGACATCGTTGAAGCACAAGCTTTGTCTTCACTGCGTAACTTCTACACTGAAGATGCTGGCTATGCTCTGGCTCGTCAAGTTGACACATCATTGATCCAGTTGGGTCGTGGCGTTCAAGGCGGCGGCGGTACAGCTGCTTACTCCGGTGCTTTCTCAGGTGCTGACGGTACTACAGCTTATGTTGCTGGTGCTAACACAGGTTTGGGTGCTTTGACTGATGCTGCAATTCGTCGTAGCATTCAGCGTTTGGATGACAACGACATTCCTATGGATGGTCGTTTCTTGGTCATTCCTCCCTCAAGCCGTAACACACTGATGGGCTTGGCTCGTTACACTGAACAAGCCTTCGTTGGTGAGTCAGGTGGTAACAACACCATCCGTAACGGTGAGATTGGTAACTTGTACGGTACTCCCGTATTCGTGACTTCTAACGCTGATACAACATCTGGTTCTACAGCTTGCCGTATTGCTCTGTTGGGTCATAAAGACTTCGCAGTGTTCGTCGAGCAGCAAGGTGTTCGTGCACAGACTCAGTACAAACAAGAGTACCTCGGTACATTGTTTACAGCTGACACTCTGTACGGTGTTAAAGAGTTGCGTGACAACGCAGCAGTTGCTTTGGCAGTTCCAGCCTAAGTGAGTTAAGGGTTCCCACTGTAATAGGTGGGAGCCTTTTTAATGTGCTAACAGTAGCATATCAGAAAGGTACATAACATCATGCAATTCAAATGTAAATCAACTAATCTCATCTATAGCTTTGAGTTTGAGGTAGACATCCAGTCAATGCTCAAGCACCCTGACTACGAAGTAGTAGAAGAAGCTGTAGAAGAGACACATAAACCAGCTGCTAAGTCAACTAAGAAACAAGCTAAGGTAACACCAGATGAAAGCAATATCAACGGGTAATGTTTTAGTAGCTAATACTAAGACAACAGTGTACACAGTACCGACTGGTTACTATGCTCACTGGAATCTTTGTTACGTTGTTAACACGACAGGTAACAATAAGACTGTTGATGCTATCTGGTATGATGCAAGCACAGACACTGAGATATATGTATTGCAGGCTTACGTTTTAAGTCCCACTCAGTTTATTAAGTTTAATGATGGTGCTTTTGTAGTTCTTGAGGAAGGCGATCAAGTACGTATTAAATCTGAAGCCGCCTCAACAATGAATACTATCAATACATTTGAACTATATAGAAAAGGCGAGTAACAATCATGGCAGTCTCTAATCAGGACATTATTGATTTCCTTTTAGCTAATCCGGGAATGAGCGATGCTGATATTGCTGCTGCTATGGAGCAATATGGTGTAAGTCCTTCTCAAATGGCACAAGCTACAGGGCTTAGCGAAGGTGAAGTAGTTTCTCGTGTTGCTGCTACAGTTCCTTTTGGTCAGGCTAAGCTTTTAGGCGATACTTGGGTGCAGCCACAATATAGTGTAATAGGTTCTGGAGAAGATCAACAAATTGGCGGAATAGAGAATGTAACTGTTTACAAAACATCCGGGGGTGTAAATGACTCCATACCTACAGGAACAGAATATCAACAATATTCTCCTACAGGTGTATTTGAGCGTACAGGCACTACACAAGCTGTAGATAATTCTTTACTTCCTTTTATTCTAGGATCAGCAGCTTTATTTGGTGGTTTAGGTGGTGGCTTTGATGGACTCTTTGGTGGAACCTCTGCTGCTGACGCTGCTGCAGCTGCTGCGGATGCCGATATTGCAGGTGGATTGATTCCTGAGTTTGGTACTAATGCTGCATATGGTGGTTTCATGACTGGTGCTATGACTCCTGAGGCTTTAGCAGCTTTAGAAGCTATTGTAGCTGCAAACCCTGAGATTATTGGTTCAGGTGCTTTGTTAACAGATGCTGCTGCAGGTTTAACTCCTGCTGTAACCCCTACAGGTGGCCCTACAAACGTAGTCACAACTCCTACAACACCTGTTACACCTACAACACCAACTACTCCAGTAACTCCTGTTACTCCTACGACACCTGCAGTTACACCTGTAACGCCAGTAACACCTACAGTTCCTTCTGTACTTCCTACAGATATCACTAAATATTTAACACCCTCAGTGGTTGCATCTCTAACAGGATTGTTTGGCGGTTCTGTATTGAATAGAGCAATGAGTGGTGGAGGAGGCTCTACATCAGCAACTCCAGTGTCTATCCCAACACAAGGTATGCCATTAAATACTCAAGATTACTTTAACGCTATTCAACAAAACTATAACCAGATCATGCCTAATGTGCCTCGTGATGTCGCTTCACCTTTGGCAGCTTGGTACAACTCACAATACGGAGCTTAAATGACAACGATCATTACAAAGAATAGCAGTACATTATCTGCTACGCCAGCCTCAGGAGATTTAACTAAGGGTGAGTTAGCTGTTAACGTCACAGATAAAAAGCTGTACACCAAAGACAACTCAGGTACGGTTGTTAAGTTAGTAGGCTCTCTAGGTAATCAAGAAGCTTCAGCAGCTGCCATCACAGGTGGTACAGCAGCGGGAGTTGCCATTACAGGCGGTACTATTAACAATACTCCCATTGGTGGCACTACAGCAGCTGCAATTACAGGCACAACAGTTACAGCTACTACAGGCTTTGTAGGTGCTCTGACAGGTGCTGTTACAGGTAACACAACAGGTACTCATACAGGTGCTGTAACTGGTAACGTTACAGGCAACGTCACAGGTAATGTAACAGCCTCTACAGGTACATCTACGTTTAACAATGTAACCATTAACGGTACATTGGACATGGATGCAGCCTCAGCAGCTACCATTACTAACCTGCCTAACCCAACTAACTCAGGCGATGCAGCTAACAAAGCCTATGTAGATGCACAAGTTGCAGCTGTAGTTGACGGTGCTCCAGCAGCATTGGATACCTTGAATGAACTTGCAGCAGCCTTGAATGATGATGCTTCATTTTCTACCACTGTAACTAACGCTATTGCAGCTAAGTTAGCTTTGTCTGGTGGTACTATGACTGGCAACATTGCAATGGGTACTAACAAGGTTACAGGCCTAGGTACTCCATCGTCAGGTACAGATGCAGCTACTAAAGGTTACGTAGATACTGTCGGTGATGCTAAATTAGCCTTAGCAGGTGGAACTATGACAGGTAACATTGTCATGGGTTCTAACAAGGTTACAAGTACAGCTACACCTACTACTGATGATGATCTTACACGCAAGGCTTATGTTGACTCTATCCTAGGTAGTGCAACATCAGCAGCTACATCAGCTTCAGCAGCTGCAACATCAGCGACCAATGCAGCTAACTCAGCCTCAAGTGCTTCTACATCGGCCTCTGCAGCTAGTGCCTCAGCTAGTGCTGCAGCAGCGTCCTATGATAGCTTCGATGATCGCTACTTAGGATCTAAATCATCAGCTCCATCAGTGGACAACGATGGTAATGCACTTCTAACAGGTGCTCTCTATTGGAACTCAACATCCTCTAATCTGTGGGTGTGGACAGGCTCAACTTGGTCACAGGCTACTCTAACAGCAGGTTCTTTTGCTACGCTGACAGGTACTGAAACCCTGACAAACAAGACCATTGAAGCTGGTACATTCACCAATGGTTACACAGAAGAAGTTGCTACAGCTAACACTTCTACAGCTTACACAATTGACTTGGCTAATGGTTCAGTACAAATTCTGACATTGACCGGTAACTGTACTTTTACGTTCCCTACAGCGACAGCAGGTAAGTCTTTCATTATGTTGCTCAAACAAGATGGTACAGGTAGCCGTACTGTGACATGGCCTTCTGCTGTGAAGTGGCCTAGCGGTACTGCACCTACCATTACAAGTACCGCTTCTAAGCTGGATAAGTACATCTTTACGGCTGATGGTACTAATTGGTATGGTTCAGATGCTGGCAAGAACTACACAGTTTAAGGATAGCTAATGTTTGCAAGTAATACATCGGCTGCTAATGGTGCGGCCACCTACATCGAGGATGTGTTTTCAACGTACCTCTACACAGGCAACGGCGGCAGTCTAACCAATTCAACTGGTGTTGATCTGTCAACATATGGCGGGATGCTTTGGATTAAGAGCCGAAACAATGCCTACAACAACTTGCTTTATGACAGCAATCGTGGTTTTGGTAAGCCACTTGTTTCAAATGCCACAAATGCTGAAGCAACTTATACGACGGGTTGGAATCCAACATTTTTGACGAATGGCTTTAGCTATTCCGCTGGTGGAACGAACACTCCCAATACCAGTGGGGCAACCTACGCCTCTTGGACATTCCGCAAGCAACCAAAGTTCTTTGATGTTGTGACTTGGACGGGAAATGGTGCATCAAGCCGTACTTTTAGCCACAATCTTCAAGCATATCCCGGTTGCGTAATCATCAAAAGGACTGACTCTACGTCCGATTGGTGGGTATGGCATCAATACAACAGCGGTGGCTATTTACAGCTTAATTTAACTTCAGCCGAGAACAGCAACGGAGTGTATTCAGGCGGTACTCCAACTACGTTTGACATCTGGGATACGTTTGGTGTTTCTGCGAATGTTTCTGGGGCAACGTATGTCGCCTACCTTTTTGCCAGTGACGCAGGAGGCTTTGGCTTAACAGGTACGGACAATGTGATTTCGTGTGGCATGGCAACTATGCCAGCAGGAGGAGGCCCAGTAACAGTAAATCTTGGGTGGGAGCCTCAATGGGTATTGATGAAAGATATAAACCATACTGG